CTAGTGTACAACCCGTTTCATTCAAGAATGGTTTTACACCTTCAAAGATGTCTGCTAGGTTTCTATAGTTGTATTTACCAAAGTTGTTTTTGTGACCTTTCTCTACTTTTAATGAGGTTTGGACAATGTTCAACTTTTCATGTATGTTTAGTTCCTTCATGTATTTTCCTTTTGTTTAATGTTGTCTAGATAAAGGAAGCAGTGCCAACCAAAAGAGCTCAGATGCGGAGTAAGGACTCTTTTTTATAGTGTAGTTGTGGACTGACACTGCTATTCTTTATTTATTTAACTAATACCAAACTCCTTTAACGTTCTATCGTGTAAATCGATATGACGTTCTAGTATCTTGTTTGGTGGCGTACTCTTCAAAGACTCTGTACATGCATTGTACAATGACCATACAGATTTATCCATGAACTCGGCATAAGGTGGACTATTCCAATGACGTATAGCATCACTAGCTTGTCTAGCACCTAATGTTTTGTATCCAAATGCACGGCCAATGAAACTAAAAGCATCATCAGTGGTGATCTCGATATCCTTCATGTCTTCAGCATCTTTTACAATGTTTGCAAACTTGTCTTTGCTCTTATAAAGAACACTTACCAGCTTGTCTTGTAGATCTTCAAAGACATTTTTGGTATGTTTTCTCATATAGGTGACTTCACCTGTAAAAGACATGTTATCGCAAACAAAGACAGTACTACCTGCACAAAAGCCATTGGACATGCTCTTGTCGTGACTGCTACGAATGCCTATAGCTTGACCCATTTCTTCGTTGTTTGGGTCTTTGTATTGCAGTAGGCCAAAGAATCGTTGTTCATTCTTACTTACTGCTAGTTTTTGATCTATGAATTCTAAATTCAGTAGATCGTCACAAATACGTCTTGTATTCATCAGTAGGTCTGAAAAGGCTACTGGTTCATATGTATCTGTTTTTTTTGGTAGTGGTATTGCAGATAATTCTGCTACGTTTACTTGTTTACCACCACAGTGTATCATAAATGTGCTCATACTAACTCCCTTTGTTGTTCTAGCATTATTTTTGTGTGACTATCTTCTAGTTCATCACACAAATAGACGTAAGCTTCTCCCCAATGAAATCTCTCAACCTTGTGAGCCTCATTAGGAGAAACAAAGTACCTGTTAGGGTACAGTCTGTTGCCGTGTTTATCTTTTTGAAGTATCTCGACAAATGCACCATTAGGAGGTACTCTATTTGTTTTGACACTTATACTACGTTGTCCAAATTGTCCCCAATTAACTTTGTTGATCTTGATACTCATACAACCTCCACATTTTGTTCTATTTTGTCTGCTATTTCTTCAAAGCACATTTGATATTCGTCATTCATAGTTGTGATCCAATCTTGAAATTCTTGGTTACCCAAACTATTGGGTAGACGACTGTCTGTCATTTCAGCTACTTCATTGATATCGACTTCATTATCTAGTTTAGATTCAGGTATTCCATAATAATCCTTAGCTAAAACTCCTATTGCACAATATCCATAGTCTAATTCACATAATAATCCAGTGGTTTGATGATATTTATCACTTCGTAATGCAGTTAACCATGACTTGAGTAATTTTTTTGGTAATTGATATTTCATGATTGCGTTCTTCCTAATGCTATGTGAAATAACTCTGGTGTTAATGTTTTATAACTACCCAAACCACTTTTTGATCTTCTAGCTAGTCTACCTACATGTAGGTGTAACTCTTCTTGTATTAGATCCATAGTGCCTTTAGCTAGTCTTAAGTCATGTTGCTTAAATAGTTTTTTTATGTTTTTTTGTGTCATGTTATTCTCCTTTGAACATGTTTAATGCTCTTTCATGTTCATCTTCTAGTTTTCTAATAGATTCTTTCCTTTTTTCATCAATTACTTCATAGGCCCTATATGCACGTAATGCATCTATTATCGTTTTTACTTCAGTGGCTGTATCAAATGCTATAGCTGGTCTAGTATCTGGTGCTGATGTTTGTTTCATATTGTTCCTTATTAATGTTCTGGCTCACCTTTTATTGTTAGTTTCAATTGTTAATATTTTGAAATACCTTAAACAAATATGATGAGCCATTTTTTGTAGTGATTACCAGAGCCACTTTGTTTTGCCTTTGTCGCATGCTTATTACGTAGGTCGCTCGGTTTGCTCCGAGACACTAAGAAATCTTGATTTCTCTGTGTTGACTCTGGTTTTCACTTTTCTAACCAATGGAGCTATTCCATTTCCGTAACGATTAACTGAGATATACCCAACTTGCTGCTAGCGTTCATGATGTTTTGTACTTTGTTACTGCTACAATTATCATGAGTTCTTATAGTTGCACCGTCAACGATTATTTCGACCTTATATCGTCTCCTGTCCAACACTACGTCTGATGCTCTATTAGCCATCTTAGACGTTATGTTAAGAATGCCGTTTGCAGTCATTGTCAAGTATCCTAGTATTCGTGTAAACTTTAATGCTGAAGCTGTATTCATAGTTTTTCTCCCTTTTTCATTAACCAACTGGTTAATAGTTGTTTGACCATACTATCAGACAGTCCATGATCGTCTTGTATTTGACACATTTCTTCAAATAGCATTTCATCTAATGTTGGAAATACTATTTCTACCATGTCTTCAAATACTGAATCGTTGTCATATTCTTCAATATTTTCAATTAGTAAAGGCATGTACGTCCTCCTTAGTATGCAATACTTCATGAACCTTGTTTAGTCTTTTTGAAACATCTGTCAATAACATCAATGATGTTTTATTTAGATCGTAATCGCTTTTTCTTAGACCTGTGTCTATATCATCAATCATTATCATGACTTGTTCTAGTTCTGATTTTAATTGTTTGTTAGTGAGGGTTTTATTTAGCACGGGCATACAAACCTCTATCTGCTATAACTGAATCAATGTGAGACTCCACTTTTTCTTCTAAGTGGTCTTGTTCAGTCTTTTCTATTTTAGGGTTGTAAACACCTGTTTTTTCCAGATTGTCAAAACAATCAGGGCATACAGGCATTTCACGGTGTATACGTACTAAATCGCCTGATAGTGGGTGTGTTTTATAGTCTGTGACTTCTTCAAAATGAATCACAGCAGTTGGGTGATATGTGCATCTCATATTTAACTCCTACGTTATTTTTAATTATCATAGATAAAGGAAACAGTATAGCCAGTACTGTTATTTACCTATGGTGATGTATTTTAATCTGAAGACATACTGTTCAAAAATTTTATTCTTGAAATAACTTTCAATTCTCTCCATTGTACCTTGTTGTAAGCCATTGCAGGGACTTTATGCCCTTCTTTATGGATATAAATGACTGGTTGAGGTAAGTAATGGTCGCCTACAATAGACTTTAAACTGTCAAATAAAATAGGCATTGTGGTTGCTTGTCTTTTAATATTGTCCGAGGTTTCTTCATCAATAATCTCTTCAATTGGATGTTTATCTAATTTGGTGTGTTTCACTCCAACATCCCAAAACTTTGCTATTTCTTGTTTGGTATATCCTAATATTTTTGCTTGATAATCAATTTCGGTTACAGAATCAATAACTCTTCCAATTACTAATCCACTTCGAAATAAAGTAACATTGCAAACAAAATCATACTCCAGTGCATCCCAATGAGTAGATTCTGCTTGCTTGTTTTTAAGTGCTTTTTTTAAAGATTTAATTTCATAGTTCTGTGTTTCAATCTTATCCTTTTGTAAATCAATAATGTATTTAGTGTCTAACATGGTCTCCTTTCCAGTTATTTTTGACAAACTGTTAATTTCATTAAAATAGTGTGTTTCAATCTTTTTCAGATTGCTATTGCTTGTTGCTTCTCCGTTTAACCAATTGTACAGAGTTCTTCGTGACACTCCAGTATTGACTGATATCTTGGATAGTGGTATTTCTGTTTCTTGTAGCCAGTTTATTACTGCTGTTTTGTTCATAAACTCCCCTTTTGAACACGTTTAATATATAGTTCTAGTTGCACATAATCAAGCAATATTGGTCTTATGTGCACATATTACAGAACCTATAACCTTGTATTATACAAGTTTTATGTAGCTTGTTGCTCCTTTTTAAAATAAAAAGTGAGTTGACCTAAAAAAATGGGTGCGGAGCACTCCTTTTTAGTAGTAGAAGACCACTCAAGATATACTCAAGTGGTCTCCTACAATCAGACGTTAACTGGTCAACGGTCTTGCTATCATAAAGCGTACTGACTTACCATCTTTGGATGGTTTCTCAGTATCTTCAAGAATACGCAAGTTATTTGGTACCAGTTGTTCCTCTATGAAGGTGTTCAACTCTTCAGTTGCACCCTCTTCAAGACGAACCCAAACGTTAAAGAACTTACTATCATCTGTGCAATTCACGATCTGATTGATGCTGGCAGTATCATTGTGCCATACATTATCACTATCTTGAAAAGATGATTGAAGCCTAAGCAAAGATGATTGTGAATCAGTAATTGCTTTACGAACATTGGTTAATACGGCTTTTATGTGTTTCATTGTTAACTCCTACGTTGGTTAGTTTTGGCAAAATTGCCAAAGATTTAGGAAGCAGTAAATACTTCCAAATTATTGTGTCAAGAGGCTGACCTATAGCAATAAGTATCCCTATACGAGATGTTTCATCATCTCCAGAGTGGATGGTATCACACTCAATTATTGCAGTTCAACCTCTTGGTAGGTACATTCTTATCCTATCTCGTTTTGACCAGTCCTACTTGGTGAGCTTTGGATTTTAAATTGGGGATCATATTATCCTCCTTGATTAGTTCATAGATTTAGGATTCAGTAGTCTACCCAGCTCCAAAAAGGAGCCAGATAGACATACTTAGTCCAATAATGACTGATGCAGTTAAGAAACTACACAGTACGATGATGACCAGATTATGTAACAGGTTCAATATTCGTGTCATTGGTTCTTCTCATATTGTTTACACTGTTACGAATGTTCTGGCAATGATATCTCACCAGTTCTTGTGGCATATCATTATCCAGTTCTGTCTTTATTTGTTTGACTCCTTTGTATGCTGTTTGTACTACGATCGCTGTAGCTCCTAGGGTCAACCAGCCTGCTATGGTTGCAGATTCTTTAATGGTTTTTAACATAACTTACTCCTACGTTGATTAGTAAATAGGCACTATGCCATAGATGAAGGAAGCAATGTACTATCTAGAAGTGTAGGGATTAGTATATGTATGGTATTATAGTGATGTGTATATAGTTAGAGGTACTGTGTCGTAGACTCCTTACTAGGTAACGGGTGAATGAAGTGAACACCGACTAGTGGTCAACGAGATGATTTGAACTCAACGGTTTCAACCCCTTGGAACCCAAATCAATGGGGGGTACCCCTAACATGTTTCTCTCACTCACATTCTAACCATATCTACAATAGAGTACTGGAACTAAATCTCTTTGTAGAAGTTAAATAAATATGTTAAGTTAAAGTATTACTTAAATGAGATCTAAATTAAAAAGAAAATACGAAATATTCGATGTCCAGACAGGTAAATGGGAAGAAAAGAACATGACAGATGAAGAATTCGAACATTTCAAAGATCAAATGGATCAATCTCATGAAGAGATGGATGCTGAATATGAGATAATATCAAAGATAATAGCTCAAAAATTAGGATATGAATTAGATAATGAGAGTAGGGATTAAGTAGTAGTGTATAGTTATCTATATAAAGTTATAAGACTACTAATTAGTAGTGAATTACTAATTAGTAGTGGTTTTTTATTATATAGTTATAACTAATTAGTAATGATCAGGATAAAACGAAGAATTGATGGAAAAACAGCTTACCATAACATACAGACGGAAAAAGAAGCACGTAATGATAAGATCGAATACGTACATTGGAAGAATGCTAAGGTTGGTGAGTACGCAAGTACCGATGATGGGTACGTGGCCTTATGCTATAACAAGAAAGATTACACCGACAAGAATGGAAAGCTTAAAACATTTGTCAAGCTTACCTGTGGTGTTGGCTGGGTTACTCCATTTGCCAAGTTGGAATTCTTAAAGAATCATGAACATGGAGTCTATAGCAAGACGAACCCAGCTAGAAAGTGGGATGAGGAAGAAGGTGGAAAGATGCGTTCTAAGAATACTGTTACCGCCTATGCACAAATGCTCATTAATGATGGAAAGGTTGACTTTCAAGCTCTTAGCAAGATATATAGGCCTGACCAGAAAGAGCCGATTGCAACGGTACGCAGATTCCTTAAACAAAAGGTAGCAAAAAAAATGGTTGAAGAAAAATTAAAAGAGATATTGTCCAAAAAGAGTATTTCTAAAGAGTTTGCAGTAGACAATATAGTCGTTGCATTAAAGATGGCAGAAGAAAAAGGCGATGTGAACAACTTTTTAAAGGCAAATGACTATCTAATGGACTTATTGGAGATGAAACCCAATAAGAAAATGATAACAGACACGATACAAGTAGATATGACTCAACAAATAGCAGATACCATAGCAAAAGAAGACAAAAGACTCACATTGCAAAGGAAAAGTGAAGAAAATGAAGCAAGAGAATGAAACAGAGCTAGACTATCAAGGAGTGACCGAAGAAATACTGAGATCAGAGCAATTGGATGCTGCAATACGTGCTTTACACGTTCTAGCAGTTCTAAAAGAAAGCAATGTAGAATGGATGAACACCTACGCTCTGGAAGCTTTAAAAGAGATAGAAGCCTTGGGATACAATTACGATCTGTGTAGACAGTCTCTTAATTAGACAAAATGCAATAATGAAGCATGCCTCTCTCCTCAAAAGGACATAAGGACAACATGTACATACGCTCATGAAAGACAATGTTAAGTACATCAAGGATAAATTAAAGGACAACATGATCATGTTCGGTAAGGTCATCATGCCGAATATGTTCTCTGCTCCTTCTCCAGAGTTCCATTATAAGATAGCAGAAGCTATTGTTAACGATGACAATAAACAGATAAATATAATTGCTCCCCGTGGTCACGCCAAATCTTCTATTGTTGGCGGTGTTTACCCCCTTTTTCACATCATGAACCATGAGGGAGCAAAACTTATTGTGCTGGTCTCACGTACACAAGACCATGCAATCAAATTGCTTGGTACCATAAAGGATACCTTAGAGTACAGCAACTCCTTCCGACAGATCTATGGATACTGGGGTCAGCACAATGCTAGGCAATGGTCAAAGAGTGAGATAGAACTAAAGGATGGTACGGTCATCATATGCAAAGGCACAGGTCAACAGCTACGTGGAATCAAGGTAGGGAGTCAACGACCAACTCTCATCATCGTAGATGACCCAGAGGATGAGAATAATACCAAGACAGCCGAGGCCATGGAGGCCAATCTTCGGTGGTTGCTACAGAGTGCTGTTCCTTCACTTGACCCAAAGAAGGGAAAGATCATTGTCATTGGTACGCCACAGCATCAACGATGTATGGTTGAGATACTCAAAGAAATGAAAGGTTGGAATAACCTGCATTTCAATCCAGACCTTAAAAACAACATTGCTCTATGGGAAGAATGGCAACCCATAAAAAAATTAAAACAAAAAAAGGAAGAATTAGAGTCCATAGGACGTAGTAGTGTATTCTATAGGGAGTATATGTGTCAGATCATTGGAGATGAAGACCAGCTCTTTAAGATGGAGTATATCCAATATCACGATCATGAGCTTGAGATAGACGAGTCAGGAAAACATTACTTATTAAAGAACGGCAAACGAATGCCCGTGAATGTGTTCATGGGGGTTGACCCAGCTTCTTCAGTCCGCAAGACGGCAGATTACTCTGTGATCATGCCCGTAGCGGTAGACGAACAAAATAACAGGTATATTCTCCAGTATTACCGTAATCGGGCAACTCCCATGCAACTTGCAGAGAGCATCATAGAGTACTTTAAGTTATTCAAACCTGTAAAGGTACGAGTAGAGAGTGTAGGATATCAGGAAATGCTAAGAGAATACTTGAGGCAACGATGCGATGAGGAAAAGATATTCATATCTGGCCTAGAGATCAAAGAGAACCCTAGAACCAGTAAATCCTCAAGACTGGAGACAATGCAACCTTACTTTGCACAGAAAAAGGTTTATATCCTAGAAACAATGGAAGAATTGAAAGATGAACTTCTATTGTATCCTCGTGGTAAGCACGATGACCTTTTAGATGGACTCTACTACGCCACTAAAAAGTGTTTTCCTCCTATCCATCAAGAAACTGAAATAAAAAACAAAAAAGTCGTTGACGACACTTATATAGATGACATAAGTTGGAAAGTAGCATAATTTCGGAACTTTTACTTAAAGTAAAGGTTTAATATGAAAATGCTCCATTCCACATGCATGACAATTTAACAAAGACTGAATCAGTACAGCTTACCCAAGACCTGCTATCAGAGTATTCATCTGCTAGACAGAACTGGGCAAAACAAGCCGTAGAGGATAATGAATTCCGTAACGGTAAGCAATGGACGGATGATCAGGTTCAAGCACTACGCAAACGTGCTCAAGAACCATTAGTTGTTAACGTAGTATATTCAGCAGTAGAGCAGGCAAAAGCCATGCTTACTGCAAATTCACCCAAATTTCAATCCACGGCCAGAGAGACATCCGATTCTAAAGTTGGTAGGATGTTTTCCGATATCATGGCTTATATATGGGATCACTCCAATGGGAACGTGGAATTGAAACAGGCTATCGATGACTATTATGTCAAAGGAATGGGTGCAATGATGGCCTACATAGACCCTGATGCAGATCTAGGGTCTGGAGAAGTAAAGCTAAAGTCCATAGACCCATTGGAATTATTTATAGACCCTTCATCCAAAGACCCGTTCTGTAGAGATGCTGCTCATATCATTATCGGTAAGATAGTGTCAGAGACTGCTTTGATAGAGCATTATCCAGAATTTGAAGAACAGATAAAGGAAACCTCTGAGACGAGTTACATCAATACTACCTCTGAATCCAGATATGGATTAAGGAATGAGGATGTGACGAATAAGAGAAGATTGACTGGATCTCAGATAACGGGTGAAAGGGAATTAGAGTTATTTGAGCGTTATACAAAAATTAAAAGGCCTTATTACAAGATATACGATCCTTTAAGCGATGACCAAAGAGTTTTGGATGAGGTACAGTATGAAGAATACAAGCAAGAACCTATTGTCATATTGACCAATGCAGAAGGTCAGTCTGTTTTTACAGATAAAGCCAATGTGGATACTTACATGGAAATGGCAGAGAAAGTAGGAAAGACCTTTCATTTAATGCTAGACCCTATGACGGGTCAACCCATCCCAATGGAAGGAGAAGAACATGCTGGTGCCATACCCAACAGTACATCCACAATAGATATTTTGACCAAAGGTCATCTTATTGAGGATAATGGGATCATGGTCAATGAGGTAGAGCTTACTCAGATCAAGCAATGTGTCAGTACTGGTGATACAGAATTATTTAGTGTGGTACTTCCAATAGAAGAATATCCCATTGTTCCTTTCATGAATGGATTCAATCGTAATCCATATCCTCTATCCGATGTGAGACTGGTCAAGGGATTGCAGGAATACATCAATAAGATACGTAGTCTTATCGTGGCTCACGCCAGTAGTTCTACCAATGTAAAACTTTTGATTCCCAGAGGAAGTATGGATAAAGCTCATTTAGAGGCTGAATGGGGAAAGGCTGGTACTGCAGTCATAGAATTTGACCCAGAACTAGGGCAACCTATCGTTGCTGGGCCTGTACCACTTCCAAATGAATTGTATAAGAACGAAGCAGATGCAAAAGCAGACATAGAACGTATCTTGGGTATTTATGCCTTGATGCAAGGAGACCAAGGTGGTGCTCCTCAGACCTATAAGGGTACGGTAGCCTTGGATGAGTACGGTCAAAGAAGAATTAAATCTAAAAGAGATGATGTTGAGGAATGCCTCAATCAATTGGCGAAGGTGGTAGTGGGATTGGTTCAATATGTATATACGGGGCAAAAAGTCATGCGATTGATGCAACCCAACAATAGACCAATAGAGATACCGATCAATAGTCCTATGTATGACAATGTGGGTAATGAAGTAGGCAAGATCAACGATATAACGGTTGGAAAATACGATGTTATCGTTTTGTCAGGGTCTACGTTACCTTCCAACAGATTCGCTCGATTTGAGTACTATATGCAGCTTTATCAAGCAGGTCTAATAGATCAGCTAGAAGTATTAAAGCAGACTGATGTGGCAGACATGGAGGGAGTACTGGAACGTGCAGGGCAAATGCAGAAGATGCAACAACAGATGCAACAGCAAACTGAAGAAATCAAGAAACTACGTGGCGATCTTCAGACAGCACAGCGAGAGTCCTTACATGATAGAAAGCGTGTAGAAGTAAAAGAATTTGAAAAGAAACTGGCAAAGGCAGAGGCTAAAGTTGAAATGGCATCTCAGCTTTATAAATCTCGTTTGTCAGATGAGCTAAAGATGGCTAAAGAGGATATACAAGAGTTCAATGAACCGAATCCTACTAGAGAAATAAATGAAGAAATGCTAATGTTGGATGAGTAATGAGTTTAGGTAAATATGCTATTCCAATAGGATTAGGTGCAGTTGCTGGTTTGTCAATGAGGGGTGGAAGTCAAGATGACCAAGTAGAAAAGTTTTTAAACGATATAAAAGTTAAATTAAAAAACGGAGAGCCTATACCAGATGAAATGCGTGGAGTACTATCAGGAGTACAAAGTACTTGGGGTGATTTAGATATAAATAATGATCTTTTATACGAAGCTAATTTAATTAATGATTATCTAAATGGAGAATTTAAGCAAAGAGAAGATGGTAAATATGAATATAAATCTTTATTACTAAAAGATCAAGAAATGCCAAAAGATTTTATTTTAAGCAATTTTCCTGTTGATAAATTTTTAGAAGCTGATAAAGGTTATCACGATAATCCTTTTACAGAAGGTTTACCACAAGGGGATACAATGAGCACAGAGGATTTTAGATAATGGCAACGTATCATCCAGATGGAAACAGAGATTTTAGAAGGTATATGGAGAGTGCTGTTCCGGGAACGGGTATATTAGGTGCGAATCTATTATACATGTCTCAAATGGGTAAGATGGGTGGAGTTAATGATAATCTTGCATCTGCTATAGCAAAAGAAGCAAAAAGATTAGACCCACGTTTAAAAATCAACAATATGAATCCAAATGATCTATTTAGAGGCAGTGGGGTAAAACCTCCTTTTGATATGTCTCCTTTTGGAGCTTCCTATCACCCCAGAACAAATACAGTGAATTCACCTAAAGGTAATTATGGATTCTTGGCACACGAGTTAGGTCATGCAGAACAGTACAAAAATCCACTATATCGTAAAACAATAGCTCCGTTATCCAAGTTAGGAAGAATAGCAGGTGGCTTTGGAGCATTGGCTCCCATATTTACAGATAATGAGCAAGAGGCAAAAAGAAATTCTATAATTGCAGGAGCTATGCAAGTACCTACTCTTGTAGAAGAAATAGATGCATCAAGAAGAGGTTCAAGAATTTTAAACAATCAAATAAAAAACAAACCAGTCGCTATGGGAACCAAGGCAGGTAAGTTAGGTCAAGCTTTGATGAAAATGAGGCCATATGTAGGAGTACCTACTTATGCTCTAGCAGCTATGACACCATATTTGTTGTACAAGTATTATAAATCAAGAGGTATGTATGAAGGTACATACTAAAGAATTGAAGAAAGCGGTTGCTGGAAATAACCAAATCGCAAAGGAAAAGTAATGGAGAATATCATAGAAACACGTAATGCTGATCAGGCAACACAAGAGGATGCAATGCTCAATGTAGAGCAACCTGCAATACCTAATGGGGAGATACCACTAAATAGTGGTGTGTCTGAGTCAATTACGCAAGAAACACAAGAAGTCTCCCCAAGAGACGACTCAACTCGTTTTGAATATTGGCAATCACAAGCTGACAAAGCCAAGGGAGAGCTTAATGCAATACGTCAAGAATTGGATTATTATCGTAATAGTCCAAATCAAGACATGCAGAGTTCTGCCTCCAATGGACAACCTCAAGCATACCCTGAACAAGGATTGCAAGAGTCTTCACTGAAGGAGCCATCAGCACCTGAAAGACCACATTCATACAATGAGGTAGATGCTTACAATGACCCACAAAGTGATTCGTTTAAGTATCGAGTAGCTAAAGAAACCTATAGAGATCAGTACATGGATTTTCTAAAAGAAAAAGACCAAGTACGTGAACAGGAACTGCAAGCACAATACCAAGCTCAAATGCAACAGCAACAGACACAGATGGTACAGCAACAGGCTATGAGCCATGCTGTAAATAACTTCGGATGGGAGCAGAATAAAGCAATGGAGTTTGTAAGGTGGTCGCAGAATCCTGAAAATCTTACCTTAGACAATTTAGCTAAGTTGTTTGAATTAAGGACAAACCCTAATCCAGTAGTAAAGCAAAGAACTGAAGAGATGCAACAACAGGCGAATCGTTTGAATGTGCCTAGAACTGCAGCAGTTCAAACTGGTCAGGCAGAACAGCCTAGATCAGATGAACAACTTTTTAGCGATGCCTTACTGGGTAGGTAAGTCGTAAAGTAAACTAGAACACTCATTCGTTGGCTACGAATGGGTATAAACGTAGGAGTTACAAATGGCTACAGAAAAGCTAATGAAAGCTTCTGGTGTACTTTATACGGATAGACGGAATTTTTACGTAGATCCGCAGGTCACTAAGGAGCTATGGACAGACGTTGCCCCTTTTACTACATTAATTAGTAATCAGGAACAACGTAATGTACCAGATCCTGTGTTCAAAATGTTTGAACATAGAAATCCTTGGATAAAGCAAAGCTTTGTCATGGGAACATGTGCTGATGGTTCAGCAGATAAAACCATACCAGATAACAATACTGGTATCAAGTTCGATAGTGCCTCAAATCCAGCTACGCCAGTAGATTCATCTACGGGTCTTGGAGGGGTTACAGCTATAGCTGATGAGCATATTGGACTTGTTTTAGAAATTCGTTCATCTGCTGGAGTCTTAAGAGGTAAAGCTGTAATTGGCAAGTCAGCTTCAGATTACATGATTAAAAGTCTTGGTGGAACCATTGAGCTTACAACGGCTGATGTTTGTACTGTAATTGGTAATGCACATGGCGAAGGTGGATCAGCACCTGAAGCATGGTCAGATGAGTTAAGCGTTGTTTGGAACTCAACTCAGATATTCAAGACACCTTTACAAGTTACTGGAACTCTTGAAGCTGCAGTACTTAAAGGTGAATCATCTGAATTAGCTAGACTTCGCAGAATGAAAGCACAAGAACACAAAATGCAAAAAGAAAAAGCTTTCTTATTTGGTAAGAGAGTTGGTGGTGTAGGTCTTGATCTTCAAGATGGTTCTACTTCTGATTCTTTTGCAGATGGTGGTCGTACAGATACAGATGGAAATCTTATCAGAACTACTTATGGACTAATTGGTGCATTGGAAGACTATGGTCAATCTTCTGGAGACGATCAAAATGTGTTCACTGTAGATAGTTCATATTCATACAGCAACTTTGTTGATGATATGGAAAAAGTATTCCAGTACATACCAGAGTCAGGCGTTAAGCGTGCTTTTGTTGGTGCTGGTGCTTTAGGATACTGGTCTAAAATGGCTGGTTCTTCAGGAATAGCTGGCAACTCAGGTTGGACAGTTTCTCTTGGAGACATGAAACGTGATGCTCTTGGTTTCAATTACAGAGTACTTGAGACTCCTCATGGAATGTTGCAGTTGATTCCAGCTCCAGCATTACGTGGAGACTACAACAAGTACATGGCAATTGTATCTGATGAGAATCTGTTTCATGCAGTTTATCGTCCATCCATGTATCAGACAAACATTAAGACCGATAATGCCTTTGATGGTGTTAAAGATCAATACATGTCTGATGAAGGTGTTGGTATACAGCTAATTGAAAGTCATCACTTGTTTAAAATCACAGCGTAAGGGAGGCTTATAATGGCTAGACCTTATTTAGGTGGTTCAAGTGCAGGAGTCAAAGAACTGACTGCTGCTTCAACATTGGCTATTGCTGATAGTGGTAAAGTTTTTATGCTTAACTCAAGTTCTGAGTTTGCAACAACTTTACCTGCTCCTAGCAACATTGGGTGGGAAGCTACATTTATTGTAAAAGGAGCACCTTCAGGTGCAAGTTATACAGTAGTAACTCCATCAGGTGCAATACTAGGATCAGTGAGTGCTGGTGCTGCTGATGATGTAGCAGATTCAAGTGATGGTAGCGATACTATTATTACATTTGTTGACGGTTCTGCAGTAGCAGGTGATTATGTAAAGTTAGTAGCAGATGGTACTAACTACTACATAGTTGGCGGTCTTGGAAAAGTCGCTGCTGGTATAACAATCAGTTAATAAACAAAACAAGTTGGGGGAGCTATATGCTCCCCTGACTAGATAAGATGAAGAAAAAAAAGAAAGTAAAAAAGAAAGAAACAATGTTTGAGGCAGTTATAAAAGCCTTAAGAAAGCCATTAAAAATATCATGACTTTTAGAAATATGATGGAAATTATAAAGCAACACCATCCTGATTTGCCTGATAAGCAAATAAAGATAATGTTGAATACAGGTATGAGAGAGTTTTGTAGAAAAACAAGAATACTTACAGATACTGTAACGTTTAATACTGCAGTTGATACGAGGTATTATAATATTGGGAATATTAACTCTAGTGTTACTGGAGAAATCTCAGAAATAACTAGAGTAGACTACAATGGATTTGAAATACCTAGGCTTGTAAGTGCACCTGAAAAAACGGACATAACATGAGTGTAGACGAAAGAACCAGTGCTTTAAAACACGCTTACTTTATTGAACGAGATAAGATAGGAATTGTAAAGGTCTCTGATTCAGATACAAGTACTGATTATGTATCTCCGTCAGAAGTTAAGGAAGTAAGATTACACTTTACAAAATTAGACGAAGAATTCTTAAATGCATCTAGTAGTGGTACTGGAATTGGATATGATGAACAATCAAATATTCCAGAAGAATTTCATTTAGCTCTTACTTATTACGCTATTTATAAAGGATACGAATTAAATCCTAAAACCTTAGAAACTGCAATGTATTGGAGAGGTTTATGGAAAGAACAAATTTCCGAAGGAAAAAGATATGCCAATAAAGGCAAAGATGGTAGTGGATACCATATTAGGCAATACGACTTTTAATGAGTTATAAAACACAAGTAGAAGATATTATTGGATCAGTAGGAGATGATAGTCTTATTACTCAATCATTATTAAATGCAGGAGCAAAAATAATTGATGCTACTCCAAGAGATAAATTAATGATTTCTGCATTAGATGCTTCTATTTCTAGTTCTGGATTAGACGTTTCTGATAAAAAAGTAATAGAAGTAGTTGTAAGTGCTCGAACAGCAAGACTTGTAACCAATGCAATTTATCTTGAATCAAAGAGTGCCGATTCTATTTACCAAATAAGTAGCAATGATCCAGTTTATGTTTATAAAGGTGAAAAGATTTTTGTAACAATAGGCGGAAGCGATACAGATGGTGATTGTTTTTATGTTCCTAAAATTCCTACTACAGATGGTACCACAGCAATTACTCATGCAAGTAGCAGTGTTGCAAATTTTCCATTAGAAGCAGAATCAATAATGGTTTTAGGATCTTCAATATTGTGTTTACAAAGACTTATATCAGACAAATTAGCAAAATTAAAAACGTATGTACAAACAGATGAAGACTCTGAATTAGCACAAACAGAGATGTTAGAAGTTCAAGCACATCAATCTCTGTTAGCTTCTTTAAAATCAGAATACGAACAAGCATTTCAAGTGTACATAGGAACAACGAATTAATCAAAACGACCATGAGAATACCCAAGCTCGGTAAGTCGTATTAGGAGGAAACAAGATGGGATTACAAGAATACTCAGTAGTAGAATCAGGAAACGTAGGACTTGGACAAGTTGGTTCAGCTATACTAGACACTGGTGAATCAGCAGCAAGTCTAGGAACGGATGTCATAGTTGCTATTACTATGCTTGAAGATACTACTTTCACAACACTTACTCAATCCAACGATAAGATCACTGGTACTGGCTCATCTACTCATGGGAACTCTGTAGTTAATACAGATATTTTTCCTGCAGGTGTAACCATATATGGTAATTGGAGTGCGATTACAGTAAACGCTGGTCTTTGCATAGCTTACTTAGGATAATAAAGTGTTAGGACTAGGTTTATCATTTGCCAAACAAGCGGCAAAGATAGTTAACTATGTAAAAGATAGTTTAAAAGCATATTATCGTTTTTCAGACAACGCCCCAGACTTCCTATTAGACGGGAGTGCATCCCTTTCTGGTAGTTCTCAATACATTGATTGTGGTACTGGATTAGGCGATGCTTTAGGAGATAACTATGCTGGAGACTTAACAGTATCTATGTGGTTTAAAGCAGATGTTACAAGTGGCGATGATGGTATGTTTGAGATAGGCAGTTTTACTAATAGTTCTACTGGTACTTTTGTATTGAGAATGAAATCC